AATACGGTGCTGGGCGAGACGTGGGAGGACGAGTATGCATCGAAGATCGGAGCGGATTCGCTGCTGGAGCGTGCCGCAGATGAGGCATATGAGCAGTATGTGCCGCCAGTGAGTGCGTTGGCACTGACGATTGGGTGTGACGTGCAGGACGACCGACTCAGCCTGAGTGTTTGGGGCTGGGGGCGTGAAGAAGAGGGGTGGCTGATTGACCGAGTGAAGATTTATGGCAGCCCGTCCAGACCTGAGGTGTGGAAGCAGTTGGACGAGATTTTGCAGAAGCCTTATGTAAACGAGGCTGGGGAAGAGATGAAGGTGTTGTGTTGTGCGATCGATAGCGGCGGCCACCATACCCAGGAGGTTTACCAGTACAGCCGTGAGCGCGCGGCAATGGGTGTGATTGCGATTAAGGGTATGTCGCAGAAGGGCAAGCCACCGTTAGGCAAGGCGTCGAAGGTGGATGTGGACTACAAGGGTCGAGCGCTAAAGAAGGGCGCACAGCTTTTCCCGGTTGGCGTTGATACGGTGAAGTCGTTGTTGTTCGGACGCTTGAAGCACAACGAGCCTGGGCCGGGGTATTTGCATTTTTTCCCGACGATTGGTGCTGACTATTTCGAGGAGTTGACAGCGGAGAAACAGATATTGCGTTTCAGGAACGGATATCCCGAGCGGGTGTGGGTAAAGAAGAGCCAATCCCCCAACGAAGCACTGGATGAGATGAACTATGCGTATGCGGCATTGCATCGTCTGTACCAGAAGATGGATAGACGGACGATATGGGATCAGCTTGAACGAAAGGACGAGGAGAAGCCAAAGCAGTCGACGCGGCGTGCTGCACCAAAGCGGAGTTTCATTAAGCAGTGGTAAGCATGAGCGCTAAAGTGACGAAGAACAGGGAGATAGGCATCTGATGGGGATCCCTTCGTCCATTACTGCTGGCGTGGACGTGGTGTGGATCGATGCCGCGACCACGGATATTTTCGGCAATGACGTTACGAATGCTACTCATAATTTAACGTATTATTTTCGTGCTAATACGAATAATGAGGGCGCTAGCGCAAGTGGTATTGCATATGAAAGCGGCTGGAAAGTAACGCTGCCTGCCGCCACTAGCGCAAATATGGACGCCAGTCCGAACTGGTATTTCCAAGCGCTGCTTACTGCGGTAAGCGACGGTGCTGTTACTGAATACAGCCGAGGCCAGATCGAGGTTCAAGCTTCGCTGGTGTACTCCGGTGTTCCTGGCGCCTTCGACGGTCGGACGCAATCGCAGAAGGATCTGGATTCCGTTCAGGCTGCCATCCGGTCGCTGATGAACGGTGGCGCGACACAGGAATACCGAATCGGCAATCGATCGCTGAAGCGATATGACCTGAGTGAGCTTTTAGCGCTGGAGTCGAGGTTGAAAGCAGTAGTGGCACGCGAGAATAAGGCGAAGTTGATCGCATCAGGCTTGGGCGATCCGAACAATCTTTACGTCCGCTTCAACCAAGGCTGATGGGCATCCGTACTGCGATTTTGCAACGCTTCGGTCTTCAGCCGATCCCGAAAGCGCTGCCTGTACCGGTAAGGCGCCGCAATTATGCGGGCGCGATCATCAGCCGCTTGACCAGCGACTGGATGGCGACGCAGGCCAGCGCTGATGCTGAGATTCGCACCAGTCTGCGGAAGCTGCGTGACCGCAGCCGCGAGATGGTGCGGAATAATCCGTATGCCAAGCAGGCAAAGCGGACAACGCAGATCAATGTTGTCGGCGCTGGCATCAAGATTCAGTCGCAGGTTGCAGCGCTGCGTGGCAACCGACGCGATGAGCGGACGAATACGCTGATCGAGAGCAAGTGGGCGTCATGGTGCCGCGCGCAGCATTGTGATGTTGCAGGGCGTCATAGCTTCCATGTGATGGAGTGGCTGGCTGTTGGCGCGTTACCGGAGTCCGGGGAAGCGCTGTTCAGGATTGTCCGTCGCTCCTTCGGGGGAAGTCGAGTGCCACTGGCGCTCCAGATGCTTGAGGCTGATTACCTGGACGAGGAGTATCAAGGCCCAACCCTCGCCAATGGGAACGAATGGCGGATGGGCGTGGAAGTTAACGAATGGGGCCGCCCTGTACGGTACGCCTTCCTCACGCGCCACCCAGGTGATTACTGGTTCCAGAATGCCCCTCAGCGAAATGAAAAGCATGTCTTCCTGTCTGCGGAAGATGTGATCCACTTGTTTATTCCTGAAAGGCC